TTCCATTTTTTTCACCTTTCTTATCCTTTCCCACGGCTTGCGCCGTTTCAACTGTTGTTTTCTATAATATATCACTTTTCAACCATAACGTCAACACATGTTCAAAATTATTTTCTGTTCAAATATCAACATTTCTGATATAATTATAGGGAAAGAGAGAATATTTTATGCTTTTAACCGTGATTATTCCAGTATACAACGGCGCCGACACGATCGGACGCACGATCGACAGTATTCCAGCACGCGAAGACGTCGAAATCATAGTGGTGGACGACGGATCTTCCGACGGATCCGCGGACGTTGCTTCACGAAGTGGACGGGTTCGCTTGATCAAGCACCCGAAAAATCGCGGGGTGGGTTCGGCGGTCAATACTGGGATCGCAAAAGCACGGGGGAATACATCACCCTGATCGGATCGGACGATTATTTCCTGGATCTGGATCAAGCTGATCGAACAGCTGGACGGGACGGACTTGATATATTATAATTTAAGAATAAACAGCGGTGAGATCTTCCAGCTGTCGCAAGATACAAAAATGAGATATTGCGGATCCACAAAAGCGATCAGGCGGTCGTTTATCGGATCAACGCGCTGTCCCGAAATACGCTGTCAAGAAGATCTTCACTTCTACAAGGAATTATTGGCAAAGAACCCGACGGAAAAGTTCACGGGGATCGTTGCGAAGCATTACGACTTCCCCAGGACGGGAAGCCTGACGGATAGGAGAATAAACAACATGATTAAATTGTCTGTATGTATTCCAGTTTACAACCAGGAAAAGCTGATCGCCACCGCGATCGCCAGCATACCAGATCGCCAAGACGTTGAGATCGTGATCGTGGACGACGCTTCGACAGACAAAACCGTCGAAGTGATCAAAAGGACAAAGCGAAAAGTCACGCTGATCCGAAATAAGAAAAACATGGGCGTCGGGTATTCATTCAACGAATGTATAGATCAAGCCCAGGGGGAATATATTATCAGGCTTGACAGCGACGATCATTTCCTTCCAGGGATCAATGACTTCCTGAAGGAACTGGACGGCACAGACGTCGTCTATCACGACATAAAGGTCAACAGCGGAAAAGTGATCAAAATGTCCGACGCAAACAAGGGGATCTTCGTCGGAATAACCAGGGCATACAGACGCGACTTCGTGGGCGATACGCGCTGTCCTGAAATCAGGGTGGCGGAAGACATGTATTTCCACCTGGATATTATGGCAAAGAACCCAACGGAAAAATACAGCGGGATCATAGTGATCGCGTACAACCACCCACGGGACGGATCCCTATGCGCCGAAAAGGAAAAACAATTCAAAAGCGCGAAGGTGATCGTTTTTTATTATCCGCTTATTATCAGGGGGGGCGTCGAAGTCGCACTTCGGAACCTTCTTCAACGTCTGTTCGGATCCGTGAACGGTCAGCTGATCGTCGTATATGAGAACGGGAGATCCGACGGCGCGATCCTGAAGGAATTGTCCCAGTTCGCGAAGGTTGTCAGGGGCGCCAGTCAAATCGACTACGCCGACATTGTCGTCGAATGCTCGATATTTCACCGAAGCAACATCATGGCGGGCAAACGGATCCAGTGGGTTCATTGTGTCGTAGACGAAAACGTATACGCCCACCCGAATCACGACTGTGACGAATATGTCGCGGTCAGCAAAGCGTCAGCTGAAGGCTTCCCAAAAGCCAAAGTCTTCCTGAACGATCTGGACGCCTTCATTCAAAGCAAAGCAAAGGAACGGATCGACTGGAAGTTCGGCGGGCTGAAACTTGTCACCGTGTCGCGGATCGCAACCGTCAAGGGCTTCGATCGGATCCCCAGGTTTTGCGAAGAACTGGAAGCCCAGGGGGTGAAGTATGAGTGGATCGTCGTCGGGCGTGGTTTTGATCAAGGCTTCGAAAGCCGTGTCAAGGAAACCCTGGCAAAGCACAACGTCAACTTCGTGGGTGAACTGTCAAACCCTTATCCATACATGAAAGAAGCTGACTATCTGGTTCAGCTGTCAGACAGTGAATCATTCGGGCTGTCCGTCATGGAAGCGCAAGTTCTGGGGACGCCGTCTGTATTAACCGACTACAAGGCGTCAAATGAACTTCTGAAGGGCTTTTCTGTTATACTTCGAAGGGATATGTCAAACCTGACAGAAGTCGTCCGAAAACTAAAAGAAGAATCGCCACCGCCAACCAGGGAATACACTGGGGACGCGTCGAAGTGGATCAACCTTCTGAATGAAACCAACCCAGACAAGGGAACCGTCGTCAAGATCATAAAGCGCTATCACGACATTGAACTGAATCAAGTCATAATGCCGAAGACAAAACGGCGAACCACAAAGAAGCGGGCTGGCGAACTGGTCAAGGCTGGCGTCGCTATAATTCTATAACCGAAAGGAAGGCGAACAATGTATCAAGAACTCATAATCAATATATGCGGGATCCCGTATATCCTGATCGAAACGTCCAGGAATGATGAAGTCCTGAAAGGCGAAGACGGCGTCAAGCTATGCGGTCGGATATTCTACGAAGAAGCCCGAATCTATATCCAGGAAGAAATGTCCCCCGAACGGAAGGAACGCGTCGTCAAGCACGAACTGGCGCACGGGCTATTATTCGAAACCCAGACAAGCCTGAAGGATCAATACTGTCTGGAAGATCTGATCGAGTTCATGGCGATCTATTCCGCCCAGGTGGAAGAACTATTCGCACAGTACAAAGCATTCAAATCTGAACTCTACGCGTAGACACTTTGTATACAGAACCGATACGACTTGAAACCGACTTTGATACTGTTATAATTAAGGCGTAAAACAATGTCAAAACAATGGAAAGGGGACAGAATGGTCGTAAAATACATGACGCTGATCAAGGAAGACGGCAAAATCTACATGCAAACCTGGATCCAGATCGAACGTCACGGCAAAATCGCGATCAAGTTCTGGCGCCGAACGTATAGGATAGGTGACACACATGGCAAACAAAAACCCAAACCCAAAATATGAAAACCTAAAGGACAAAGACTTCAGAAGTCGGGATCCCGAAGAAATGAAACGAATCGCCAGCCTGGGCGGTCAAGCAAGCGGAGAAGCGAAGCGGAACAAAAGGCTTATGGCTGACGTCCTTATGGACTTATTGGACATGGAGATCGCCGAAGGCGTAACCGTCCGCGACAAGGGAAGCCAGGCGCTTCTGAACAAGTTCGCGAAGGGTGATCTGAAAGCGTATGAAATCGTCAGGGACACGATCGGGGAGAAGCCCACCGAACGCGTCGAAGTCAAGGCGAACATAGATCCGCAAGTCGAACGAATGGAAGAATACTTCCGATCGAAGGCTAAATGAGAACCGAAACGCTTGATCTGTTATGGCAAGAACCCGTCAAGATCGGACACTGGCTTGGCTTCAATGATCTGACGGAATTGCACAATGAATGGATCAAAGAATATCTTTTCGGAAACGGGGACAGAACCACCCAGGCGCACCGCGGATCCTATAAGACGACGGCATTCTCTATCGCTGGCGCCCTGGATATTCCGATCAGCCCAAAGAACAACACGATCATGCTTCGGAAAACCGACGAAGACATCAAAGAGATCATCAAACAAATCAGCACGATCACCAGGACGCACCTTTTCAAGAAGATCGTATATGACATTTACGGGATCGAACTGATCCACACGAAGGACAGCGCCACGGAGATCGACACGAACCTATCAGCTGTCAACAAGGGACGCCCGCAAATCATGGGGCTGGGGATCAAAACGTCGATCACGGGCAAGCATGCTGACAAGGTGGTCACGGACGACATTGTCAACCTAAAGGACAGAATATCAACAGCCGAACGGGAATACACCAGATCGGTATACATGGAACTGGAGAACGTCAGAAACCGCGGGGGAAGGATCCTGAACTACGGGACGCCCTGGCACAAAAACGACGCCTTCACCCTTATGTCAAATATACAAAAGTTCGACTGTTATTCCACGGGGCTGATCAGCGACAAGGAAATCATATACCTGAAGTCCAAAATGACGCCGTCGCTTTTTTCCGCCAACTACGAACTGAAACACATAGCCGACGAAAATGCGATCTTCTTGGAACCGAAGTACACGAAGGAACGGGATCTAATCTTCGACGGCATTGGACATATTGACGCTGGATATGACGGATCCGACTTCACCGCCTTCACGATCATGAAGGAACGGGAAGAAACCAGAACGATCATTGACGAAGAAAAGCTGGCACGGACCGGGGATCTTCAGGGATCCACCACCGAAGAAAAGCACGTTCGGCTGATCACCCTGGGGAAGATCTGGGACAAGCACGTCGACAACTGTCTGAACGAAATCGAAACACTGGTCAGGTTGTACCGTTGCGGGACGATCCACATGGAAAAGAACGCGGACAAGGGCTATCTGAAAAAAGAAGTCGTGAATCGCGGACTGAAGGGTTCACTTTACAGTGAGAACATGAACAAATATATAAAGATCGCAACCTGGGGCAAGAAATACTGGGACGACGTGGAGTTCATAGAAGCCACGGACGACGAATATGTGAATCAAGTCATGGAGTACACCGAAACGGCAACCCACGACGACGCACCAGACAGCCTTGCCAGCATAATCAGGGAACTAAAAGCAAGAAAAGTCACCGCGAACCTATATCGGGAAGGAGTTTAACGAATGTTTATATTGAAAACTGGGACGGTTATGAACAAGGAAATACTGGGGACGCTGATCGGACAGCATAAAGCTGAAATGGTCAGGCTTCAACGGCTCGAAGACATGTATGAAGGGCGTCACCCGATTTTAGATCAGGACGCGAAAGCGGAGTTCAAGCCAGACAACCGCCTGGTCGCCAACTTCGCGAAGTATATCGTCGACACACTGAACGGGTTCTTCATAGGGATCCCGATCAAGATCAGCCACGAAAACGCCACGATCGCGGAATATGTCGACTTCCTGGACAGATACAACAGCCAGGACGATCAGAACGCCGAACTGTCGAAATACTGTTCAGTCTTCGGATCATGTCTGGAAATGTATTTCATGGACGAATCAGCCCAGGTCGGGATCAAGTATGTCAAGCCGACGGAAGCCTTCGTGGTTTACGACGACAGCATTCTACACCGCCCTATGTATTCGGTGAGATATTACACCAACACCGACGGCAACGTCGAAGGATCCTTCGCGGACGCTTCGAACGTGTACTACTTCAACGCTGAATATACGATCGACACCGTGAACGTCGGGGCGCACCCGTTCGGCGGGGTTCCTATGGTCGAATATGTAGAAAACGCTGAACGAATGGGCGCATTTGAATCGGTTGAATCGCTGATCATAGCATTCGATCGGGCGCTATCCGAAAAAGCGAACGACGTGGACTATTACGCCGACGCATATCTGAAAGTCCTGGGCGCCGTACTGGACACCGAATCGCTTGCACAGCTTCGCGACAATAGGATCATCAACCTATCGTCCGACTATGACAAGCTTGACGTCGGGTTTTTGGACAAGCCAGACAGCGACAGCACCCAGGAACACCTGATCGACAGACTTGAAAAGCTGATCTTCCATCTGTCAATGGTTGCGAACATAAACGACGAAAACTTCGGGGACACTTCGGGCGTCGCGCTGAAGTTCAAGCTTCAGTCAATGTCCAACCTGGCGAAGACGAAGGAACGGAAATTCGCTTCGGGACTTACGCAACGATATAAGCTGATCGCGAACGTGCCAGTCAGCAAAATGGGATCCGAAGACTGGATCATGCTGAATTATAAGTTCACCCGAAACATGCCGAACAACGAAAAAGAAGAATCGGAAGTCGCGAAGAATCTGACGGGGATCGTATCAAAAGAAACCCAACTGACAGCGCTGTCGATAATCGAAAATGTTGCGGGAGAATTGGAACGGATCAAGAACGAATCGGAAGCTGGGGCTGACACCTTCGCCCGCACGCCCACGATATAAGTACAAGGCACAGAATTGAGGTATGGCGGGCTTTTATGCCCGCCCTGAACTTCGGGAAGGGGACGCATGGCAACGAAGCTTAATGAAACATACTGGGAAAAAAGATCCGCGACATTGTTGGCGAATCTGGAAAAGGACGAAGCTGTCCTTCTGAAGAAGCTGGAAGCCAGATATGACATAATGCTGGCGAAAATAGACAAAGAGATCGCCAGCTACTTTGGCAAGCACGGGCAAGGCGTAACCGAATACGCTTCGCTGGTACAAAACGCAACCAGCACCGAAAAGGCGCTGATCATGCAAGGCTGGGCTGAATTCGTTGCGCTATATCCACAATACGCGGAACTGACGCCCGTGGACGAATCATATTATAAAATGACAAGGCTTCAGGCGCTTCAGTCTTCGATCATGTCTGAACAAATGAAGATCGGGGCAAAGAATATAGACGACATAGAAAAGCACCTGATTAAGACGGGAACCCACGCGATCAAAACCGTGAACATAGCGCAAGGCACGGGCTTCAACCAGATCAACCCTAACGTGGTGAAACTTCTGGTCAATGAAAACTGGATCGCCGACGGGAACTTCAAGTCAACAGTCTGGGGAAACACAAAAAAGGTCAATGACTTCGTGGTCAAGGACTTCGCCCAGGGTATCGCCCGCGGTGACAAATACGACGACATGATCCGCAACCTGGGGAAGCATTACACCGACGTCAGCAAGTCGGATATTCGGCGCCTGGTTTACACCGAAGGAACCCACGTCCTGAACGAATCGCTGGCGACGGGCTTTTCTGGCAACTACGAAGAATATATATATAAGGCACACATGGACGAAAAGACAAGCCAGATCTGTCAGGATCTAAACGGTCAGAAGTTCAAGTTCGAAGATCGCCAGGCTGGAATGAACTTCCCGCCTATGCACCCGCGCTGTCGTTCTATGTTCCTGGTGGTTATACCGAACGACGTAACAGCCGACGAAAACGCGTCGCTATAAATTGACAAGCGTCAAAATAAGCAATAAAATCATATCAAAGTAAAGCATGGAAGGCGAAGGCGTGAAAAGAAGGCTAATGTTTGAAATCACTGACAAAGAATTGAAAATGATCGGGGCAAGCGAAGGGCTTTTCGTATTACTTCTGTATACAGATTATTGCCCGATATGCAAACAAATGGCGACGGAACTTCGGAAGCTGTCGGACAAGCTGAACTTCGGCGCTGGTCGGATCGATATGCTTCACAACCCGAAAGCCGTCGGACACCTGATCCCAGTGGGGATCCCGACGCTGATCATATTCGAAAACGGCGTAATCACAGAACGCCACAAAGGGAAGGTCGATATTGAAACACTTGTTTCAAAGAAGATATGATCGCGGGAACGCGCGTCCAGGCGGGGAAGACGTAAAAAGCGCACGGAATCAATAAGCGTTGTATTGTAAAACTACGGAAGGAATCAAAACTATGTTAGACATTTATCGAAAATGGGCGCCGTTCATGGACGCCGAAGGAACTGGCGGGGGCGAAGGCGAAGCTGACGGGGACGAAGGGAAACCAGAAGGATCCGAAGGAAAGCCAGAAGACAAAAAGCCCGAAGGGGACGATCCCCGAAAATTGCCGAAGTATAGCGACGAAGATCTGGACGCGATCATTCAGAAGAAGATCGACAAGATCGAAGCCAAAGCAAAAGCAAAGGCTGACGAAGCGACACGGCTGGCGACAATGAACGCCACGGAAAAAGCTGAATATGAAAAGAAGATCATTCAGGAAGAACTGGACGGCTACAAGCGCAAAGAAGCGATCAGCAACATGATCGGCGTCGCGCGCGGAATGCTGAAGGAAAAAGGACTAACAGTCCCCGACGACATTATTGCCACCCTGGTCACTGAAGACGCTGACACCACGAAAACCGCGGTCGAAGCCTTCGCCGACATGTTCAACGCAACCGTCGAAGACGCGCTGAAGGAGAAAATGAAGGGTACACCACCCAGAACTGGATCCCCAGGTAAAAGCCTAACACGGGACGAAATCATGGCGATCCCCGACGGCGACAAGCGTCGTCAGGCAATTCAGGACAACATATCGTTGTTCGAAACGAAGAAATAAGGAGAAAACAAAATGGCTATCGAAACTGGATCAGGCGCACGCGCCACAATAGAACGCGTACAAAGCATTGACTTTGTAAATCAGTTCCAGGGCAACTTGGCAAAAATCCTGGAAGCTATGGGCGTTACCCGAAAGCTTCCGCTGTCCGCTGGTGACACTATCAAAAGATACGTCACTTCCGCAAGCATGCAAAGCGGAACCGTCGCCGAAGGTGACGTCATTCCCCTATCTACTATCAGCGAAGTCGCTGGCGCTTCGATCGTTCTGTCCTTGAAAAAGTTCAGACGTCAGGCAACAGCTGAAAACATTCAGGCAAACGGCTACCAAAAGGCTATCATAGAAGCTGACGCAAAGCTTTTACGGGAGATCCAGAGTGGCATGAGAACTGACTTTTTCACCTTCCTGGCAACTGGCACTGGAACAGCAACAGCTGACACCTTCCAGTCCGCTATCGCCCAGGCATGGGCTGGCGTGAACAGCGCCTTCGAAGACGACGCCGTCGACACGATCTGTTTCGTGAACCCGATCGACGTCGCTGACTATCTGGGAACCGCAACCATATCCGTTCAGGAAGTGTTCGGCATGCAATACCTGACTGGCTTCACTGGGATCAAGGGCATGTTCGTGTCCCCCAAAGTCGCCCAGGGTACACTGATCGCAACCGCTTCCAGCAACGTCGTCCTGGCGTACATTGACGTCAACGGCGAACTATCCAAAGCATTCACTGAAATCGAAGTTGATCCTTCTGGTTACATTGGCGTATTCCACGACGTTCAAGGTGACAGACTGGCGGTCGACACCGTTGCTATGACTGGCGCGACACTGTTCGCCGAAGTTATGGACGGCGTAATCGTCATTGACTTCGCTTCAGTAGTATCAGCATAATGACTATTGGCGAACGAATCGAAGTTCGCCTGGGTGAATCGCTTGAATCGGATCTACTTGATGAAATCACGACGACAGCGTGTGATCGGATCCTAATGCGCGCGGGGATCGAAGTGTATGACGCCGAAGGCGCCCGCACAACCTTCCCGCCCGCCCTGGGAACCATAGCCGTCGAAGTCGCGGTCAAGATATATCGAAGAATGAACTTCGAAGGTATTAGCGCTGAATCTATCGGCGCGGGATCCGACGCCCTGAACACTTCCTTCGTTGACGACATACTGTCCGAATACACGGAAGAAATCAAGGCATACAAACGAAATACGACGCGGGTGGTGACATTCCTATGAAATACGAAGAAGCAAAACTGATCAAGTTCGACGAAATCGCAAAGGACAAGCTGGGGAACCCAGTTCTGGCGCGAAATGAGTTCGCAACCATAAAGATCCGACCGACATTCTGGACAGCGGAAGAAGTACAGCTGGAAGGTCGCGAAGTGACAACGACAAGTCGGAAATACGTTTCCAAAGCGTCGAAGTCCAGCGTCCGACAAGCGACACATATTCTGTTTGACGGGGTGGACTACGAAATCAAAAAGGTCGAAGATCTGACAAGGTGGCGACTGATAATCGTCAAGCTTCCAAAAGGCGCGAAATAATGGGTATTAAGATCGACGGGTTCGAAGGTTCGGAAGCGCTGGAAAAAGCGCTGACAGTGGACGCTGGGGCTTCCCTGGGGGCTGTTGTACGGGACACACTAACATCAATGTATAACAGATCCAAAACGTCCAACCCAGACATGGGCGGGACACCGTTCATCACGGGGGAACTTCAGGCTTCGATCGCGGTCACAGAAGATCGCGTCATGTATGTCAAAGAATACGCGCCACACGTCGAATATGGACACCGCACAAAAAGCGGAAGCGTCGTCCCAGGTAGAAGGTATTTACAGCGAAACGTGGACATAGAAAAACCGTTGTATATCGCCAGGCTGAATCAAGCTATGGCGAAGCTACTGAAAGGCAAATAAATGTTACAGAAAATAGGAACAGCTGACGTCTTCATGGCGATCATAGATCAGGTGGAAGGGAATACGGGACTTCGTTGTTTTGATCAAGTACCAACGGACGAACCCGCGCCCTTTTATTATATCGAATTGATCAGTCTTCTGAAGGCGGACACGAAGACAATGTTCCGCGACAAGTTCAAAGTCTGGATCCACGCGATCGCGGACGGCGGATCCAGTGTCGACGCGTTCAGCATGATCGACGCACTTCGGGAAGCATTAAGCGAAGACTTACAAGTCCCGAACACGTTGCTGGAATCGCAACAGTTCAACGGGCTTCAAGTCCTGAAGACTGACGAAACTGGCGAGAAGCACGCCGTTACGGAATGGGAGTTCCTATTTTGTTATGGCTACAAAATGAAGGCTGACTTGTCAGCATAAAAAAGAAATGGAGAAGTACAATGACAGCATTTGATAATGGGTTATATTGTGACTTCAATAGTCCTTCCGCGCAAGCCGTGGCTGGTAAAGATATTATATTGTCAGTATGGGACGCCCTGGGCGCAAACCTTCTGGCTATATCTGGACAGCAAGGGCTGAAGATCAACAGATCCGCGGACACTATCGAAGTAAACAGCAAAGACGACGAAGGTGGCTGGAAAGGCAAGCTGGCTGGAATGAAGGAATGGTCGATCGACAACGACGGACTATATATCATCACCAGCGACGCACACAAAGCCCTGGGCGTGGCATTCAGCAACAGCGACTTCGTATGTCTGAAAGTCACCAACAGAAGAACCAGCGAAGATCTGTTCGGCGGGATCGCCGTGATCACAGATTATTCACTGGAAGCACCGTATGACGACAGCATGACATATGCTATCACATTCGAAGGAAACGGCGCGCTTGTCGACTTGACAGCCGAAGACGTTTCCGCGTAATTGAAAGGGGAAGAACATGGAACTGAACGGAAAAGAAGTAAGCCTGAAATATAGCCTAAACCGCGTGGACAAGATCGAACAAACGCTTGACAAGTCCCTGGGCGAAATGGTCGTCCGCGGAAGCTTCAAGATCAATGAAATGAAAGTTCTGGTCGGCTACGCGCTGAAATATGAAGGCGAAGGCGAAGGCTATATCTCACCAGTACAAGGCATGGAATATGCCGAAAAGATCATCAAGGAAAACGGGATCGCGTTCACTCAACAAGTGATCGCCGACGCGCTTCAGCGTGATTGCCCTTTTTTCTTCCTGGTCGATTAGCCGATCTACAATATTTAGGTGGCGAAGACGACGACGGGTTCGCGCAAGCGGTCAAAGGTCACGAATATGATCACGACTTCGCGTTCTTCGTCGTCAACTTCGGCTGGTCGATCGACGACTATGAAAAAATAACACTCAAGCAAAAGACGCTGATCATCAGGGCATGGGAAGACAGATTAGTCGCGGACAGCAATATGCTGGCTTCGGCTGTCACCGTTGGAACCGCGAACGCAAACCTGAAGCGTGGGAAGTCCCCGCTGAAGCTATGGCGCAAGCGTCCCAAAATCGCCGACAATGATCAAGCACGTCTGGACGTGGATCAGATCCTTCAAGCTGAAAGGCTGAAGGGCAAGTCCTGGGTTCAGAAGATAAGGGGCGGAAAATAATGGCTGACAATTATCAATTATCCGCGACAGTTACGGCTGACGTGTCGAACTTCCAGGCGTCAATGGACAAGGCGAAGCAAAAGCTTCAAACTATGGGCGGAGATCTGAAAACCCTGGGGGACAAAATGACAACCGCTGGCGACAAGCTGGCTGGCTTCGGACAAAAAGCTATGATCGGAATGACGCTTCCCCTGGCTATCGCTGGCGGGGCGATCATCAAGTCCGCTTCGGACTATTCGGAAAATCTAAATAAAGTCAACGTCGCCTTCGGTGAATCTGGAAAGGCTGTCACGGACTGGTCGAACAACGCGATCAAGAACTTCGGACTGTCAAAAAACCAGGCTATGTCGGCGACTTCTTTATTCGGAGATATGGCGACAAGTATGGGGCTGGCTCAAGCGCCCGCTTCTGATATGTCAATGTCGCTGGCTGGACTGGCTGGGGACATGGCGTCCTTCAAGAACGTGTCCATAGATGAAGCTATGACAGCCCTAAAAGGCGTTTTTACGGGCGAAGGCGAATCACTAAAGGGAATGGGCGTCGTTATGAATGAAGCCACGCTGTCAGCCTATGCGCTGGCGCAAGGGATCACGAAGCCTATGAACGAAATGACGCAAGCCGAAAAGGTACAGCTTCGATATGGCTACGTCATGGAAATGACGAAGAACGCGCAAGGCGACTACGCCAACACGTCCGACGGAACCGCGAACAGTATTCGAACATTCAAAGGAACGCTGGACAACCTGGCGATCGTCCTGGGTGAAAAGGTTCTTCCGATCTTCACGCCTATGGTACAAAAAGCGACGGAACTGGCGGAGAAGTTCGCCAACGCTTCCCCGCAAACCCAAAAGCTTGTCCTGGGGCTGGGCGCTATGGCTATGGCTATTGCACCGCTGTCGCTGGGACTTGGAACGATCCTGAAGCTGGGCGGATCCTTCGCCACGATAAGCACGAAGCTGATCCCTTTACTGGGTGGAACTGGCACGGGCTTCAAGGCGCTGGGAATGGCTACAAAGGGCTTTTTGCTTCCGATCCTTCCGCTGATCATAGCGATCGGCGTGCTGGTCGCAATATTTAAGTATTTATGGGACACGAACGATCAATTCCGCAACAGCATTATGCTGACAATGTCGAAGATCAAAGACGCGCTTATGCCAGTATTTCAAAAGCTGGGTGCTGTCTTCGCGGACGTGGCGAAGCAAGTCGCACCGCTGGCGATCCAGTTCGCGGAGTTCGTCGGCAAAGTGATCGTCGCCGTTTCCCCGCTGATCGTCTTCTTCGCGAAGGTATTCGGCGGGATCCTATCGATCGTCATTGACATATTCGGCAAAGTCTTCGGCACAGTCGCGGACGTCTTCAGCAAGATCAAGGGCGTCTGGAAGGGCTTGGGCGACTTCGTCGGCAAAGTCTTCGACGGCGTCGGGGGCGCGATCGAAAAGCTGGTCAACGCGGTCAAGGGCTTCGTCAACGGCGTGATCGGTGGCGTGAACTTCGCGCTGAAGATCATCAACAAGATCCCAGGCGTGGAAATCGGGCTGATCCCGAAGCTGGCTGTCGGAACCGACAACTTCGCGGGTGGCGTGGCTATGATCAACGAAAAAGGTGGCGAGATCGTCAACCTTCCTTCAGGATCCCAGGTCATTCCCCACGATCTATCGAAACAGTACATAAAAGAATCAGCACGAAGTCGCGGATCGGGCGTCGACATGACGTATATGGCGGATCGCATGGCGGAAGCCGTTGAGAAGATCAGCGTCAGGAATACATTCGTTATCGGATCCCGTGTCGTTGCCGACGAAGTGGGAAATCTGGTCAATAGATTTTTAGGCAAGAAACAAGAACTTGCCAGAAGGGGCGTGTAATATGGGCGTAACATTCGGAACGAAACATTCGGAAACCGACTGGGGACTTCTTCTGACAGACATGGCGATCGGATCCCCAGAAGCCAAAAACAGAACCGTTTCGATCGAAGGTCGCGACGGGGATCTGGATCTATCGGAAGCCCTGGGGGATATTCGGTTCACGAACCGCGAAGTCGCGGTCAAGTTCATTCACCCTGGAAGCATAGATCCGTCACTGATCAGCGAAATAAACAACGCCCTTCATGGCGTAAAACTGAACATCATTTTTGATCACGATCCGTCGTATTACTACGTCGGACGTTGTCATATTGAATCTTCGCAAGAAGATCAGGCACACGGGGTTTTTGTAGTGAAAGCCGACTGTGCGCCGTTCAAGTTCAAGTCTTCCTTCACGGCGGTCAACATAGTGGCGACGACTTCAGGCGTTGTCGCCACATGCACCGTCGCAAACCGAAAAGTCAAACCGATCATCACGACAGACGCGCCCGCCCAGATCATATTCGGCGGGGACACATACAACATCACGGCGGGGGCGACGACAATGCCGTTCTACCTTGAAACTGGCGCCAACAGCGTCGAAGGTAAAACCGCCAGCGGAACCGCCAACGTCGAAATCAAGTGGAAGGAACAGTCGTTATGATATACAGTGTATACGCGGATCAATATCTTCTCTATCCAGACGAAAATGCCACGAACGTCAAGCTGGATCTGGCGCTGAACCAGGCTGGTCAGCTGTCCTTCGTGCTTTTTGACACCCACCCTAATTTTATACGCCCCGCGAAGCTGTCAAGCTTGATCAAAGTCTATCGCGACGCGGATCTGATCTGGACGGGAAGGGTGATCAATTCGGAACAATACTTCGACAACAGCATGTCGTTCATAGCTGAAGGGCGCCAGGCGTTCTTCAATGACAGCATAGTTCGCCCGTATACCTTCACGGGAACGGTGACGGATCTTCTGGATCAACTTCTGACGGAACACAACGCCCAAACGGGCAAGCCCGTATTATTGGGAACGGTCGATTTTACCGACGAAGTGACACGAACGTCCGACATATATCAAAAAACCTGGCAAATCTTAAAATCAAGCCTTCTGGACACACTTGGCGGGTACTTCTCGATCAGGTATGACGGAACTGACGTATATCTGGACTATTTATCGGAAATGACAGCCAGTTCTTCGCAAATAATCGAATACGGCGAAAACCTTCTGGATCTTCAGAACGCGATCGACGCGACAAAAACCTTCACCGCCGTGCTTCCGATCGGCGCCGAAGTGGTGATCCAGGCGGAAACCGAAGAAGAACCCGAAATCAGGGAACGTCTGACGATCAAAGCGGTCAACGAAGGGGCGGACTTCATCACGAACCCGACAGCCGTGGCACTTTATGGCACGATCTTCGCGGATCCGTCGCTGTCCACCTTCGACGACATAACAATGGACACCCACCTTCTGGCGAAGGGGCAAGAACTTCTGGCGACGGGGATCATGCTGAAACAGTCGATCCAACTGTCCGCCGTAGATCTGGCATACATTGACAGCGTCGACAGCTTCCAGCTGGGCGACAACATCACGGTCACTTCGACACCGCACGGAATATCTGGATCCTATGTCCTGGAAGAACTGGGGATCGACATATCCTTCCCAGAAAACACCACGATCACGATCGGCAAGGAAAAGAACACCCTGGTCGACGTGATCCTGGGCGACAAGGAACGGGCAACCCGCGCGGAAAACTATGTCGAAAAGGTAATCAAGGACTATGTTATCAACGGGCAAGTGGCGCAAGTGTATCAGGAAATAGAAGAAGCGCGAACCGCGATCATTCAAACCGCCACCCTGATCGTCATGGAAGCTATGGCTTCATATGTTACGACTTCGCAACTGGAAACATACAAAACCCAGGTCAGCACCCGCTTCGAACAAACCGAAACGGCGTTCGGCTTCGAGTTCACAACCAAAACAGTCCAGGAAGTGATCAACGACGTCACTGGCGCGATCAGCGGATCCCTGAACGAACTGAAGTCCTATGTCCGAATCGAAGGCGGAGTGATCAAGCTGGGGAAATCGGACAGCATATTCACCCTGGAAATTGACAACGACAGCGTCACGTTCTTCGTGAACGGCGTGTCGGCTGGTACATTTACGCCAGACAACTTCCAGATCAATGTCGGCAAGTTTACAACCAGCGCCCAGGTCGGCGCGTTCGGCTTCGTCCCGCGAACTGACGGAAATCTGACGCTGAAGAAAATCAGCGGGTAAGAAAGGGGATCAACATGGCTTCAGGACAAATCTTCGGAACAGCGGTCAACGGTCAGCTACCATACATTGACTGGTCATATACTCAAAATATAGCAACCCGACAGACGACTTTTTCGTTTGTCTTTAGGGTATATCGACAAAATACAACCTATAACACATATAAATCAAATTGCACGAACTGGATCCAGTCACCGAACGGATCCGCAATATATTCGGACGCGACCTATGACTACGATATTCGAACGATCGGGGCGGGCTATTCGTTGACGATCGCTTCAGGATCCAAAACATACCAGCACGACGCGAACGGCTACCTGGGGACGATAAGCGTCACAGCTTACATCAACTTGTCAGGCACTTCAGTCGGAAGCTTAACCGCAAGCGGATCCGTCGCCGTTGACAACATAATCGTAAATACGAACATTTCGAACGTCGTCGGTGATTATATGGGATCTTCGCAAACCATATACGCGACACCAGTGAACCCAGCATATACGCACACGCTTCGATATAATTGCCAGGGCGTCACGGGAACGATCGCCACGGGCTTGACTGGGGCTTCAATAGAACAAGCCTGGACGGTTCCGCTGTCACTGGCTGACGTAATTCCGAACGGCGTCCTGACAAGCATTGATCTGATACTGGACACTTACAACGGTGGTTCACTTCTTGGATCAAGCACATATCCGAAACTTATCCGCGTTCCCGACAGCGTCATTCCGACGATCAGCACCTTCACGGGCGCCGTTGACGAAGACGCCGTTTCGGAAGCCTGGAACAAGTTCGTCAAAGGAAAGTCGAAGATCGCCTTCGCCTGGACGGGCTTGGCTGGGATCTACGGATCAACGATCGTTTC